TATTTACATGTAATGTATGCCTACATGATTTTGAATCACAACTTGATAATATTATCAAAGGACAATGGTGTCCATATTGTTCAAATCCACCAAAAAAATTATGTACTAATGAATATTGTCAAACATGTTTTGACCGTTCATTTGCTTCCCATGAAAAATCGCTATTTCTATCTAATAAGAATATAGATGATAATGGAGAGATTATAAATCCTAGAAACATATTTAGATCATCTAGTAAAAAGTTTCTATTTACATGTAATGTATGCTTACATGATTTTGAATCACAACTTGATAATATTATCAAAGGACAATGGTGTCCATATTGTTCAAATCCACCAAAAAAATTATGCACTAATGAATATTGTCAAACATGTTTTGAAAGTTCATTTGCTTCCCATGAAAAATCGCTATTTCTGTCTAATAAGAATATAGATGCTAGACAAATATTTAAGGGTAGTAATATAAAATTACAATTTTTATGTAATAATTGTAATCATATTTTTGAACAATCACCAAATGCAATTACATATATACACAAAATGTCATGGTGTCCATATTGCAGTAATCCTCCTCAAAAATTATGTGAAAAAGATTGTGATTATTGTTATAGGAAATCTTTTGCATCACATGAAAAAGCAATGATGTGGTCTCCAAATAATAAAATATTACCAATTCATGTATTTAAATGTAGTGGTAAATTGTATTTATTTTATTGTAATGAATGTAATGTTGATTTCAAAATGACTCCGGCTAATGTAATTAATGGAGAATGGTGTCCATTGTGTATAAATAAAACGGAAAAAAAATTATACAACAAAATACAACCTATCTATAATACAATTATATGTCAATACAAACAAAATTGGTGCAAAGGTAAAAGATGTTTACCATTTGACTTTTGCATTCCTGAATATAAAATAATTATTGAATTAGATGGTCCTCAACATTTTCGTCAAATATCTAATTGGTCATCTCCTGAAAAACAATTTGAAACGGATAAATACAAAGAAAAATGTGCGAATATTAATGGTTATTCTGTTATTAGACTTTTACAAGAAGACGTATTATATGACAAATATGATTGGATAAAAGAATTATGTAATACAATCAGTGAAATAATAAATGATCCCAGTATAACTGCAGTATACTTATCTATGAATAATGATTATCATTTATATTAAGTATTATATTGCACATTATATTGCACATTATATTGCTTATTTTGTTTATATTTTGGTTGTATTTTTATTTTAGACAATTCCATTATGATAAACTTTTATAGCATCTTCTCTTGATTTAAAATCTCCTACAGTAACCCTCTTGTTCTCCAAATCCTTGTAATGAGTAAAAAAATATTTTATTTTTTCCAATGTCATTTTTGGTAAATCATGTATATCCTGAATATCGTTATAAGTAGGGTCTACTTTCTTAGAAGGACACATAATCATCTTTGGGTCCACTCCTGCATCATCCTCCGTTTCCAGAAACCCGAGTATTTTGCATTCAATATAACACCCAGGAACCAGTGCAGTATCCATCACTACAACGACATCAATCGGGTCTCCATCTGGACTCATTGTATCTGGAATAAATCCATAATTAAACTCATATTGAAATGGAGTATGAAGTATTCTATCGCAAATTAATGCACGTTTTTCCTTGTCATATTCATATTTGATATGAGAACCTTTTGCAATTTCTATAAAAACCTTTACTATATCCATATTATATAATATATCATTCTACTCATTGTGTTTATGTGATTTATAGATATATTAAATAGCATAATATTTTTACATATAAATCGATATAAAAATGAATAACAAATAATATATATTATTATGACATCTATACCTACTATATCAACAAATACACAAAATGATTTATTGATGAGAAATCTCATGGAGTTTTATGGTGACAAGGAGAACATACATAAAATGATGAGTATTATTAATGGGGAATCGCGTATTTCTCTGCGTATTGTGGATTGGTTTGTAACCAATTTTGCCAAAAAATATTATACTGTATATGATATAACTACTACAAAAATAAATGGAGATACGGAAACATCTAGATTCAAAGTATACAATGACTACAAATTGAAATTGAAGGCATATTCTAAAAAAAGATTTGACCCTTTTTGTAGATGGGAACGTATTTCTATTCCATATGACGAAGAAAAATATATGGAAACTACAATAGGTCAACTCAATTTTTTTAAATGGGCAATCGAGAACAATATAGTGGATTATATTAAAACCAATTATGATATTATTGAAAATGATATGAATGCACGAAATAGTACATCTAAATGTAAGATTTCATTGGATGAAAAAGAATCTGTAAACCAAAACACAAAAACACGCAAGAAAAGAGAAGAATTATCCGTATCTGCATGTAAATGTATTAAAAAGGAGAACGTAAAAATTATTGTAAAATTTAATTAATATCTAGTTGTATTATTTGTTGCCCGTGGGCAACCAAAACTACAATCTAGAATATACGCTGGTCATTTGGTATATTGTTCCATATGTAGAAATGTTACTTGTTTTAGCGGGTTATATGATATACTTATTCATATATAAAAATATATATGACTAAAAATTATTTTACTGTAATAATGGCCGTTGATTTGGTTCTATTTTTAATGCCGAAGGTATCAAAAGTGGTATTTTTTCATGCACATTCAATGATTGTAAATATTTTATTTCTGGTTGGGTTGGTTGTTGTGGAGTAACCAAGTTTGTAGAACCAATTCCAAATAACATAGATTCTATATCACAAGAATTGTTCGATAATTGTGTTCTAGATACATTACCTGCTAATAACCCATTTCCAGGTAAATTGGTTTGTCTAGGAACACCATATTCAGGTTGAGTAGCATATCCTAATTGTCTATTATATGTCCATTGTTCTACATCATAATTCCCACGGGTATTAATGGTTCTATCGGATGCCATGTAATTTATATACTCTATAGATTACTCTATAGAAAATTATTTTTCATTTTTTGTCAGTTTATCCATTAATTGCAGATACAACGGATGTGTTTCATTAAACTGTTTATTCAATACCATATATTCACGAAATACTGGATAAAAATGCGATAAATAATCGTATGAAAACAAAATAGCTAATCCCACTTCTAAATCTTCTGTAATCATTTCAGCTGCAGCAAGTTTATAAATATTTAAAAAAAGTACATTATGCCTAGTATTATGCCATATAAAATCTAATGCATATGTCATGTTCTCTAAATCGTATGTCATTTCATGACAAGATTCTGGGTCAGTACCTTCTGGATAATCGCCTTCCGGAAAAGAATCCGGATATCTCAAAAAACATAAATCTCGCAAAGTGTTCCTATATTCAGTATTATTAGTATAGTTAGGTGCGACTATAGTGAAATTAATAGGTATATTATAATATGGATGATCTTTTGGTAGCGATTTATCGCCGACTGGTTCATCCGAAATATTGGAAGGGTGTTGTGTAATGAAAGATAAATCCATTCGATTTTGTATACTATTTATATTATACAAAATATGTTTATGTTATTTACATAATTACATTAACTACAAAATACTGTATTATGCTTGGTTATATCCCATAAACCTAGCATCGGCACCTCCTCGAACCCATCCATTCATAGCGGCTTCTTCTACATTATACATGGGGTTTTGAACACGTTCGTTCATGTTATAATCGGTTACATAAAGGGAATATGGCATAAATGATTTCTCCATAATTGTATTTGTACTTTTTTTATGGTCGATTATTTCGCCTTGTTGCAATTGTGATTCTATATCTGCATTACCAGCACCTTTTCCTAAATAAGGTACTGTTGCAAATAAACGTTGCATTAATTGCACTTTTTCTAAAGGGCGTTCTTGTTCAGATTGATTTAATAATAATGATTCATAATCAACTACTCCACCCCCAACACCACTTCCACCATTTACGCTATTAAATGTAACGGTAGGTTGCATTGTTGCAAAAGTAACATGTGAATCTGACTTTGATTCACTAAAATAATTAGATAATGTATAACTAGAAATACGAGTGTTAAATAGGGTTTGCTGTGTTTTATCTGTAGTATCATCCCCTATACGTCCCAAATTATTAAACATATAACTACCAGTAATACTTGACATTTTTCTTGTATATTATACTATTACACTAGAAAAATCATAGAATTATATAATATAAATGCTTTTATAAGTATTTTATTGATTAATATGCCTGGATGCATTATTTCTTGCACATGCAAATAAGTTTCCTTCTTTACATGAAATCATGTTTCCGTAACAAAAGTCGGCAAATGCGGATTGGTCATTTGGTATAGTAGTACTTGCATTTGAATAAAATGGTCGCAAAGATTGTTCAAAAACGAATTGTTCTCCTAAATCTCTGAATAATTTGTCGGATATATTTGGTTGATTTGGATTTAGTTTTTGAACAAGTGATTTTGCTTGTGTTAAAATACTGTCATCAACATCTGGATTTGTTATAGGTGGTGCTGGTTTTTTATTTGGATTATAATCATAATCACTTATGAGAACATTGCTAAATGGATTTTCAACTGACGGTTGCATAAATGCATCCGAAGAAACCTGTATATTTTTTTCACCTAACATATCTAATGCTGGTCCATTTTGTAATTCAAATCCTTCTATATTTTCTTTGTTTATACTTTGATTATTGTAGTGTTTATAACACAAATATATAGAATACAATGTAATAATGGATATAATCAATATTCGAATACTTCTTCCAAAACTAAACCCAAACAAAATGAGAGAAATAATGGTTAGAACAATTACTAGTCTAGAAATTGCATTTAACTTTTGAGAATACGTCATCGATTCTGATGGGAACAATTCGAATAAATATTTTGTATTCAATATAACATTCGGGTCATCACTCCAAAATGGTATAGATGTTTTTATTTTTTTTGGAGTGGTACTATTATACTTATAACTATCATCTATTGTTTCTGAATCATAATCTGACATTGTATATATTGTTTACTATATATTTACTACGTATTTTTACCAAAGTAATTTACATTATTTTTACAGTTCTAAATATAATTATATAGAATATTTTTATAATTATATTATTCATCGTCGTTGGTGTATCTATTTTTAGTATTATTTATATACTTGGCTATACCTGTTTTATGCATGTATCATCTATTTCAAATGTTTTGCATTTCATTTTTTCAGGAACAATTTTCAAAATGCATTTTGCTTTTTCACCATATAATGGTTCTGTACACCCTTTTTCTTTTTTGATTTGTATTTTTTCTTCAATCGGTTTTGTACATCTTGCCCTAAAATGTTCATATCGTTCTCTAACATCCGAATAAGATAATCCAGATTTTTTACCAAGCATTTTGTTTATACGTTCGTGTAATTTATAAATATATAAAGAAAATGTATATCTATTTTCCATATTTGACATAGTTAATGGTAATTTTTTGAAATTATTTTTTAAGTTTTCACGACATTTACCGCATGGTAATACATTTTGTAAATTGATAATAAAATCTCTATAATTTCGTTTGTCATCACATGTCGGATTGATTGGATAATTAAAACTGATTGTATGTAAAAGATGCCATGTACTTGGTCCCCAAACTGTGGTTAACATTCCATCATTACTATAATAATGCTTTCGTGTAAACACTTTCTTTTTTCTCTTGGAAATTGTTTTTCTTTTTCTTGTTGTATTCATTTCATATATTTAGTTAAAGTATATATTATAGTAATACTATAAAAAATATTTTACTAAATATATGATGTCATAATTCCATTATATATGTTATATATCATGTATATAGTTACAATAGTATTATTGATTTGATGCAAAAGTATGTAAACGTAATATTATCTTGATTCGGTATATATTTATAAATTATTTATAATTCTATTATATAATGTCATCAATCATAGAATTATTGTATAATAGGTATATCCGAAAATATTCTAAAATAATTGTTATTATTATCATAGCAGCATTGTTTATTTATATAGGACATTATGGATATAAAAAGTTTTATTTAGAGAAACAAGCTGCAAAGGATTTTTCAGATGTTGCAAATGCAAATAACCGTAAGAAAGTCGCAGAGGTATATTTTTTCTTTGCTGAATGGTGCCCTCATTGTAAAAATGCAAAACCTGAATGGCTTCAATTCAAGGAAGAATATGACAAAAAGGTGGTTAATGATTATGAAATATCGTGTATAGAAATAGATTGTACAAATGAAAATAACCAAGAGTCATCAATTCTCATATCAAAATATAAAATCGAAGGATATCCAACCATTCTTATGATGGTAAATAATAACCGTATTGATTATGATGCAAAGGTTACCAAAAGTGGTTTAGAACAACTTGTTATTTCTGCAACTAATTAATGTATGATTGTATGAAACAATGTTCCATATAACTAGCCAGTAATTTTTTGGTACAGGGTATTATATAGAATATATATATATATTCTATATAATATGACAGTTATTAACGGGATAGAGATTGATGATATAAATTATAACACAAATGATATAAAAGGTGCCATAGAAAATAATGATCCAATTGAGGACAAATTGAATGTTATAATCGTTATATCCAATCCATGCTTATACGCAAGACGTTATATTTTATTAAAAGAGTTTGTAAAACGAATTGAAGAGGAAGAAAAGCATGTACGACTTTTTGTAGTGGAAATGGCATATAAGAAACAACGATTTATCATATCCGATTCAAAAAACAAAAATCATTTACAATTACGTACAGAAGTACCTATATGGCATAAAGAAAATATGGTGAATCTAGCGGTTAAATATTTATTGCCTAAAAATTATAAAGCGTTTGCGTGGATTGATGCTGATATAGAGTTTGAAAGTAGTTCATGGGCTTTAGATACATTGAAAATATTGAATGGAACCAAAGATATTGTACAAGTATACAGTCATGCATTAGATATGAACAGGGATGAAACAAATATTAATATTTTTAATAGTTTTGGTTATAGTTATACAAAAAATAAAAAATATACAACCAAAGGTATAGATTATTGGCATCCAGGGTTTGGATGGGCAATTACAAGAAAAGCATATGAAAAAATAGGTGGACTATATGACAAAGGTATTTTAGGTTCTGGAGATTCAATAATGGCATTGTCGTTTATAGGTAAAGTAACTAATATGAATACTGTGAATTATCATATAGACTATAATAATAGTATGGTCGAATATCAAGAAAATGCTAAAAAACTGCGTTTAGGATATACCCCAGGAGTAATTAGACATCATTTTCATGGTACAAAACAAAATCGTAAGTATGTTGAAAGATGGAGATTATTAATGGATTTTAAATATTCTCCTATTACCCATTTAACGTACGACGAAATGGGTATATTAATACCTACCAACCAATTTCCCGAACAATTTAAAGATGCAATTTTACAATATTTTAAAGATAGAAAAGAAGATGATTAATGTTTAGTTGTATGATTTGTTGACCATGGGCAACATAATCTACAATATAGCATATACACTGGTAAAATACTAAACCGTAGATATAAATGTCTAATCAGTGAAAACAAAACATAAACAAAACGTAATAAAATTGATTAATAATTATATTATAATATGTATAATTATTACTAAAAATACTAGCTATTATTACCACAATATTATTATAATTCACTATGAAACTAAATCTGCATAATTTCTTTACAATTACCACAAATACAAACACAACTCAAAAAAAATGTTTTATTTATGATCCCTATAAAAAAAAGGCTTCTTTTGAGTATACACCTAATAAAAATGACGTGTTTTTGAATACGAAATCTACTATTAAATTATATTATAGACCACCAAAATCACAAAATAAAACGAATATATCTCCTATATCAGATATTTCTACAATTGTAGTGAAATGTAATGATATACCTTTATTAAAATCTAATTTGCAGAAAGCAATTCGGAGATGTAACAAAGATATTGCTGTATTTAGTGCTATAGGCTTATTATTACATGATCCTATACAACTTTTAAGAAGATTACCTATAATTTATATAGAAGATGTATGTTTAATCGATTCGTATCCAATCGTAGTATGGTTAATGATGGCAGACAAAGATTATACTATGACAACAATCGATATTGATATATTATTAAAAATAATAATGCAATTGAGTTTATGTTCTCATGTTTGTAATTGTACAGAAGATATTGATTATACACAAGAGCTAACTCATGAATTATTACAGACGCATCCAAAAGCAAATGAATTATTAGCGTTATTCTATAGAGCTCAATATGGAGGAATGCCTGGAGATATAAAAATGTTATATAACGCTATACATTATTATATGGCTCATTCAGAAGAAATACAACCTATGGTGCATATTGACACACAAATTACGATGCTTCGTCGTATTTTACCAGAAGCAATTGATTTTCATCCATATCCCCATATGCTTACTACGATAGAAAAACAGACTGGTATAGATAAAGAAAAAATAAAACAACATATTTGGTTTGCAGAATCCGGATGTAACATGCGAAAACCAGAAACATTAGAGTTAGCAGAAAAATATAAAACAACTACTGAATGGAGTAAAATAAAACCGGCATTAGATACTATTCGGCCTATTCTATGCAAATATTAGTATATTATCATTCTTTATAATATATTTTTTGTAAAATAATCATCCCATAATTTCATACCATCTTCTATCAATTCGGTGCGTTTATCAGGTGATGCTGCGATATCAATTATATAATAAAATGACATATTATTTTTATTTTTCTGTTTATTCTCTTCGGTATATAATTCAATTTCATAGGGAGCATCACTACTATTTTTATTATATTTATTATTAGATACATTAGATATATTATTAGATATATCAAGAGGTATAATATTTGTTGTAGTTTGTATATAGTTTTGCAATTTATGCATTTTTGTATACATATTATTAATCAAACATGTTATATAATCAAATAAGGTAGATTCTTCAGTAATGTGTTCATTTTTATCTATATTTTTAGTCAAATCTATTCCGAAAATGGTAGATGGGGTTGCACCATTATGAATACAATTACGTATAGGATAATTATTTGTAATACCTCCATCGGAGTAATATTTATTATCTATTAAACACGGTATAAAAACAATTGGTAAACATGCTGAACAATAGATTGCATCTATTACTTTCCAGGTTGGATGTGTTTTATAACAAATATCTACGGATTCATATGAATGCAAGTCAGTCGTAAATAAATGCAATTCTATATTCGTATATTCATATAATTGTTGCATTGTTGTATTTATGTCTAAATCTTTACCTTTTAAAAGCGGTAAACAGAAATCCTCTATAATTTTAATGTTAAAAATACCCTTTTGAGTATAAGATTGTATAATATATCCTATATCAAACTTGAATACATTTTGCCACGGACGTTTAATAATATAATTATCGATATCTTCCCATGAATATTTTAATGATATAATAAATGCGATCATAGCTCCTGCCGATACACCATATATAGTTTCAATATTATCAATATTCCAAAATCCATCTATATTACTTTTTTTTAAAACCCCATATGCATTTATTCCAGCAATACCGCCTCCGCAAATTACCAAATGTTTTATATTTTGATTTGTATTATTCATATTCATATTCATAATACTATTTATATAAACGATTTTGTTTTATATATGTTTTAATCTCGAATACTTTTTATCTATAGTGTATATATTTTATACTATTAGATGGCATTTTTATATGTAAATGATGAAGAAACTGAAAAGAAAATAAATATAGATGAATTATATGAAAAAAATCATCGAAAGGATTTGAAACAATTATCTATTTTTAATAAATTATTAAATCGTATCCATAAACGTATTACTACTACAGGTAAAACAAAATCAAAAGACAAACATATATGGTTTATTGTTCCTGAATATATATTTGGAGAACCTATATACGATAAATCCGAATGTATTGCATATTTGGTAACAAAATTAGAGGATAATGGATTTCATGTTCAATATATGCACCCAAATACATTGTTTATTTCATGGATACATTGGGTACCTGCTTATGTACGTAATGAAATAAAAAAGAAAACCGGAAATGTAATTGACCAATTTGGCAATTTAGTAAAGAAAAAAGAGGAAGATGAACCAGATGAAGACGAAAATGTCAATTCAAAAATATTTAATGATAAAACTGGGGATAATTTACAAAAAGAATCTAAAAAATATACACCGATTGATCAATATAAACCTTCTGGTAATTTAGTATATAAACCAGAACATTTTCAAAAAATAGAGAAAAAGGTATCGTTTTCATAATATTTATTGTACACACTTGGACATTTAACACTCTACCTCCGGGGTTTTGTTATCTACCCCACTCGGGGGTAGATAACAGTTAGAGGAATGTTTTGCCGGCGACAGAAAATTAAAAATAAGTGTTCCATTTATTTAATATATCTATATCTTTTTGTGTAATAACATTATTAACTAATAAATTATCATACATATGTATTAACATGGATTTTATATTATAATTATTTTCTGTGTTAATTAAAACTTCTTTAAAACTTTTTTTATTCCAATTTAAATCAAGTTCTGGACTATTTACTAAATTATTTAAAACATAATCTTCAGTTTCTTTAAAAACGTCATTTTTTGGGTATTCACTATGAATTATGTTACTTATTTTTAAATCAGGAAATAAAACAACTTCTTTATTATAAATAGAACATAAAATAATCATTATATATTGGGACATCCACCAGGAACTACTATCAAATATATCTACATATGGAAATATTATATTTGAAAAAAATGCTTCATTTGAAAAAGCATTACACATACCATCAAACCATATTGTGGTTTGTGCTTCTGCTGATGGTATTATTTTAGGTGAAAAGCCATAATCATCGTAATTAGGATTTGCTATAAATGGTTTATATTTTTCAATTAATTCTTCAAATTTATTAAATCCATCCTCTTGATTAGAATCTTTAAAAATTACATCTTCATCTAAAAAAATATAATAATCATATTTTTGTTTCATATTCAAAATATGTTCTCTAATCTTATTTCTACAGGTTGTCCAAGTAGAACCAGGATAAAATATAGTTGTATCTTCTGTATTTTCTTTAAATGATAAAAGAACAAAATCACGTTTTCTTAAACAATCATAAATATCAGGTAATTTTGATGCACTTTGAATAATATATAAATATTTTCTATCTTCAATAAAGTTCAATATATTTTCATTATGTATATACATCTCATATTCACTTTTAAAATCACTTATTAAATTATGTTCATTTCGATTTTGTATGACATTTGGAGATGAATACATCATATAATTATTTGTTTTTTTTAAAATAATATTATTAATTATTCCACGTAAAATATCACAATAACGAAATGACACAGAGCAAGGTATTAATAAACATATAAATAATTCGGGATTTAACCAAAATGTATTTTGAGTATTAAAAACGCACACATTTTTATTATCTATCAAAACTGCTTTATTTTTATCCCATTGAATACTACTTTGATGGTTACATACAATTCTAAAAAGAGCATCTACATCTGGGTCATTCTCAACTAATCCATTTATTATAGAAGGTGTTTTATCTGTATGTTGAATTAAATAATTCGGTTCATTTTTTAATAAACTTAATGGAAATCCACGAGGCCATATATATGCATTATTTGTAAAATGTTTGAATATATTAATCCATACATTTTTTTGTTCTGTTATCATGTTATTATTATTGTATTGTAAAATATTATCAAAATTATCGTAAGGAATATTATCATCATCTGTTTCGTAAATTATTTTATATCCCTTCTTAATAGCATATAGATAACCTATATTTTTTCTACAATAATGATTATATGGTAATAATTCACTTAATTCTGGAAAAAGTTTTTTTTGTGATGGTATATCTAAATAAATACAATTCAAACTTTTATAATCATCTGGTGTTTTATTATCTCCTACAATAATAACATCATATTCTTCGTTTTTTATATGTTTCAAAATAGTTTCAGTTGGTTTATTAATAGTAGTTATAATAACACACTTGTCCTTACAAAATATTTCTTTTAACCATTGTTTACTTGACGGATTGGAATTAAACTTTATTGGATGTAAAATAAAATTATGATTGTGATTCAAAGAATTATAAATGTGTTCTTTATTACATAGGTTTTCTCTATTATTCCATAATACTTCATTTGTAAAGTTTTGATATTGTGATTTATCCATTTCAATGTTATTAATGACAGATGGTATAGCAATTTCTAAAAACACTTCATATTTAGAAAACAAATCAAATAAATCAAAAAGCTTGGCTGTTAAATATTTTTTTGGTAAATAAAACCAATCTGAAAAGGAACCACTAAATTGGTCAATATTATATTTTTTAAATTCGTTATCATTTAGTAATTTGGTTACAGATTTTTTACCGAAATCAGCATCCCAATGCCAGCCAAAATGATTAGTAATGTCATCTAATTTAAACCAAGTGTAATCGGTTGTTATACCACTTACTATAACGTTTATATCATCATTTACAATATTCGGTTTATAATATATGATCTTTTCACAATCAAATAAGTTTAAAATATTTATATTAATAATATTATCATCCATTGTATAGAAAAGACCATCACTATCATCAATAATTGATTTATATTTTTCATAAAAATGATTAAAAACTTTCTGAGTATACGATCCTCTATTTATATTAATAAAATTAACTTCATCATCTTGAATTATGGGGTAATCTGAATAAAAAAATATTCTTTTAAAATACTTTTCATATATGGTTTTAATTACATTTTTATTACAAATACAATCTGAATAATTAAATACAACAATTAAAATTGTATTTTGAAAATTATACATATATATTATTATATTAATATATTATTATATTATTATAATAATATATTATTAAATGTACAAAGGTGTAAAAAGTATTTACATCATGTTATATGAATATGGTATAAATAAAAAATCCAAATAATTATTGATAATAAAACATATTATTCTACCGTATTATTTTTTAGATTTTATTTTTTTGGTTATGTTTTGTTTTTTATTTTTCTTTCGATGCGATTTCTTATGCTTTTTACTTTTACGAAGTAAACGTCCACCGTGTCTTTTTGTAATTTGTTTTTGGATATCATTGGCACTAGAACACAGTGTTTTATTATAATCCAATTTAATTTTTTTATTGATAATAGCTTTAGGTATTGGTTCCTTTACGTTTTGCATTTTTTCGTATAGTTCCTTTAATGGATTTATTCTATTTTTATGTTCTTCTAGTTTTTTATAAAATGCAGTGACTGTTCTTATTGTAATATCATTACTGTTTAAAGGGTTACTAATAGATTCGAATAATGCTTCATTTAATAATTGTTTAATAATATTTGAATGACTTATTAAATGAATAATTGTTATAATTTCGATTTCTCCAGTTAAAATAAATTGTTGTGCAAATAATAATATCAATGGTTCAATCATTCTTAAAAATATTTGTCGACCTTCTGGACTTTGTAAATGGTATGTAATTGCGTCTACGATTTGTTTGTAAAATACTTCACGCATTTCTGTTAAATTACCATTTGTTTTTGTAGTAAAATATTTTTCTACTTTTTCTACTATTTTTTCTTGCAAATCAAATGTTTTAAAATTATTTACTATGCCGTTTAATTCGCCCATATCTGCAATCTTTAATGCTTCTGTCATTTGTTTATCTCCAATTGGTAATTTTGATAGTTGTGAATTAATTCCATCAGTTAGTTGTTTGTCTATAGTACCGCTAACATTATTGGAAATAGGATTTGCTAACTCTGCTAATTTACTAGAAACCTGTTCAGTTGCTGCATCTTTAATCGTATTTGCATGTTCAGTTGCTGCATCTTTAATCGTATTTGCATGTTCAGTTGCTGCATCTTTAATCGTATTTGCATGTTCAGTTGCTGCATCTTTCAAAGCATTAACATCTTTATTTATTTTATTAGACACCGTAGATAAATTACCTATATCATGTAATGGATTTTTTACGGCATTTATATTTATTTGTTCTGATATAGATTTACCTAATTGTGGTTTTGTTACTGAAGAAAGTATATTTGAACTACCTCCACTTACAGCTATAGGTTGACTATTATTTTGTACTATAGCATTTTCATCTTTTACTGTATCATCCGTAGGTAATTTAAGGTAATTGCTGAATCCATCAAATACTAGTTTACTAAGTTCACTTGCTGATATATCTTTATTTTTTGGATCTTCTACAATATCTTTTATTACTATCAATAATACATTTGTAAATATACTTTTACCAAGTATTTTTGATAATTCATGATCGTTATTTAAGCTATTATCTATATCCGATTTATTAGGATTTAGTATAATTAATAATAAACAGACGCATAGATAATCATTTGCATAAAATGATTTCATAGGCGGATACAAATGTTCTGCAAATTGTGAAGTTAAATCTTTTTGAAACTTTTCTTTAAAATCATCTGGATTTGGTTGTACATAATCTAAAAATGTTTTCACATGATTTAATATTTCTACTTTTGGATATCTTTTTTGTCCAGAATCATCATAATATTCTGTAGTACATATTTCGTAAACTAATGATTGTGCAAAATCTTTCCAAAATACATGTGGTATTTTACTAATAATACCTTCTACTACTTTTAATATTACACTCATTTTTATCCTTCTATATTTTTATGATATTATTTTTTATAAAATTGAATTGCGTATAAATATAAAGAATTATGAATACATATTATTTTATAATGCAATCTATAGCAACACCTAGTAAACTTTTATATACAGATAAAACTATTATAATAAAAAAACCACGTATTCATGAACAACATCCTACCAATGAAAATATATGTACTCGAAGTATTCCTACGTATTTAGGAAAATCGAAAACTCAAAAGAAAAAAAAAGCACTATCAAATGAAACAAAATCCAAATTATGGGAAATGTTTGATACAGATAAATCACATATTGCTAAATCGAATAATACAAATATAGAATGTATTTATGAAAATACAAATAATGAAAGCCATATAAATGATATATCGGATGCGTCATTGTTATTACTAGAAAACAAAGAAAGTGGATTATGTACATTATGTAATTCAATGCTTATAGTTATGGACGAAGGTTTTCCTACCTGTACAAATCCGGAATGTTCTGTCATATGTACAAATACTTTAGATTATTCTCCTGAATGGAGATTCTATGGTGCAGATGACAAAAATGGTTCTGATCCCACTAGGTGCGGTAACCCAATAAATCCTTTATTGATGGAATCTTCATTTGGATGTAAAGTATTACAAAAAACAAATCTTTCCCATGAAATGAAAAATATTTGCAAATGGATAGAATGGCAATCTATGCCACATAAAGAAAAATCGTTATATAATGAGTTTCAATTTATTACTATCATGGCACAAAACGCAGGTATTCCTAAAATACTTATCGATGACGCGATTTCAATACATAAGGATATATCTGAGCAAAAAATGTTCAGAGGATTGAACCGTGATGGAATAAAAGCCGCATCTATTTATATATCATGCAGGTTGAATGGATGTCCTAGAACTGCACATGAGATTGCTGAAATATTTCAATTGGATAAAACAAGTGCTACAAATGGTTGTTCTATGGCCGTGAATATATTACATAATATCGAAAGAAGCATTGATTCATCCCAGCAAACCGAATTGCAAATGACAACACCAAGTTCTTTTATAGAAAGGTATTGTAGTAAACTGAATATGAATGTAGAACTAACTACGTTATGTAAGTTTATTGCAAATAAATTAGAAACCAATGCAGTTATTACGGATAACACTCCTCATGCAATTGCGGCGGGAATTGTTTATTTTATATCTTATTATTGCAATCTTAATATTTCAAAAATAAATATAAAACAAATATCTGGAGTAAGTGATGTTACTATAAACAAATGTTTCAAAAAAATGGATGCAATTCGTACAACCTTATTACCACAATGTATAATTGATAAATATATATAAACTTGTTTATTCTATCGGTATATAATTGTTAACATCTGGTCATATGGAATAATATTTCATATGACAAGTGTATATTCTAAATTGTTTATTATTTATAGTATAGTTTTTATGACTTTATAGGTAATTCCAATTTCATTGTTATTTTCCCATACACCAGATATTTTTAAATAATAAGTATTCATATTATAATTTGCATTGTGTTCATTATATATTTTGAAACAACCGCTATACAATTGCGATGCTAATGATAATTTATTCGTTTTGTTAATATCATTTATACTTTTATATAAAGTTAAAATTGCTGTTTCAATTTCAGATAAACAGGTAATATATTGCAGATTTATAACATCATGTGGATAAAAATGCACAATAGACTTATATGACATACTATTATCATATGAATTATTTTGTAAAATATGTAAAATATGTTTTTCATCTATATTTGTATTTTGAAAATTGTTGTAATCATCTTTGTTACTAGTTGTACCGATGGATACAAGTTCTTTAATCGTTTTTTTACAATTATTTTTATGTTTAAGTGCAGTATTTAATTCCATTGTATAATTATCTTGTACCTGATTTGACTTATTTTCTGGGGTGGTTACTCTTTTCTCCACTGCTTCATCTAATACACATTTTGATATTTTATAACATTGCTTCTTTGTCTTAACCAAAAATGGTATAGTAAAATATAATCCATTCATTGTAAAATACTTAGTAGAATATAACAATTTAGTAAAACTACCGTCAATTACTGTATTTTTTTTCTTATCTAAAAAAAACACATTATGTATATTAAATGATAAACTATCCAACAAAATATTCATTATACTAAAATACTATCATGAATATCATTTATTATGTTTTATAAAATAATTATTGTATTATATCATTGGCATATTTCCTTTACGTATACGCCTATTATTATACATCAAACCGAACTTAGTATCGTATGGTTTAGAACCATTCCTAACATCATATTGTTTATAATGTTGTATAGATGGATTATATTCCGTATTAAACCAATTTACATTTACAAACCCGGTAGATTCATCAATAGTATATTGCAGGTTTTGTATAGAATATATGCCTTCATTTGTTCGTTTTAAAAAACGTTCATATTCCTTTTGATTTATATCACGTGTTAATGTAGTATTTTTTTGTATAATTTCTGGATCACCTACTTTGAAAAATATACTTCTATCAATTGTCATACCGATTCTTTGTACTCTATGTTGAAGAACATTGTCTTCATATCCCCATGCCCAATAGTTTGGAAATCCATGTATTTTTTCAAAATCTCCAGCTTTTATAGAAACAATACCGCCAAGTGTATATGTAAATCCAAAAAAATGTTTTACAATACCATGCCGCGTATTGTAATCAAACAAGTTTTTTTTACTAGGAATTGTATCTACGTCATTGAATATTAAGGTAATATTTTTATAGTCATTCGGGTATTTGTTTTTTACCATAATAAATCCAATATTTTTCATTGCACCTCTATTAAATACCCGATTATCCTTTTGATGTATATAATAGATCGCATAACTATCTTTAGGATAATCTTCTAACATATATGGCATATTTTCTTTAAAAAATGAAAGTTCAACTTCTCTATCTCTATATGGAACAATAAAAATAAGGGATGGAATTGTATTCACCGAAGAACCTATTTTGTCATTCGCATAATCTTCAGGAATATCGCCTTGTAGTATAGTAGGCTCGCATATAGTATTATCATTATTTTCTAGATTGAATGTAATATTTTCATATACAAGTTTATCTATTTCGGTTTCATTTTGTTGTGTTGTATTAACTGGTGGTTTTATTATATCAGTAAAATTATCTATTGTTATTTGGTTTACGCCTTCAGTTATATAAATACCTTCTATAGTGTCAACTTTAGCTAAACTTCCATCAATTCCAAAATTGTTTATTTCAGAAAAAACATCCATAGTAAACTATATATATTTAATATTGAATAAAAGATGGGATAAAACCTTATGTTTATATAGTATATAACTTATTTCAAAAATGGCAGACAATATTGATATTATTCCTGGTAGAGTAGCATTAAAACAACAAGCATTATTTTCTTGGAAAGGAAAAACATTTAATCAAATTACGTCTTCTTTACAGAAAAATACTTTTACCTTAAATCCGCGTGATATTAGAAATATATTCCATCCCACTCCCATTAAATTATACCGTAAAGAAATTGCATCTAAACCACTTACTACAAAAAGTTCTCGTGTTTCTGCAACAATTGGTTCTTTTGAAATACCAAACGGCTATTTAATAAGTAATGTTAAAACTGATACAAATGGTAAATGTATTGCTGAAACCAATATTGTTGATCAAATTGATATGAATGTCTTGAATAGTAAATATGAAACAGGTGGTTCAGTGCAATTATCAGAAAAACCATTAATATGTTTTTCTCAAGCTGATAATGCACGTAGAAGAGTAAGAAGCGGTGGTGCTTCTATTAAACAATATGATATAACGAATCGTAAAAAAAATTATTATACATCAAAACAACAACATTTGTATGATCGTAATCTTACCTATCATCAAAACCAATTCAAATATGCTGTGGCAGATTCACATGAGTGTGATGCTCCTACCGTAAAACCGAACAATCCTAGATTTAAAACACAAGGTGGAGTTACTGCTAGTGATTTAACTACTAGAGTGAAATATGAAGAAATTACAAATGCAGCAAGTGCTGCAAAAAATGTATATGGTGCAGCAACTGCAGATGCATTAGCATACGGAATAAGCGATGGAACATATACTATAAAGGATACAATAGGTTATCCTGTTACAAAAACTCCAGTTATAGATAAATATACTGGTAAACTAAAACAATGTATAAAATCCCAGATACATACTGTATAATGTATACTAATAGGCGTTAACGTCTGGTCATATGGAACAATATTCCATATGGCCAGCATATATGCTAGATTGTATTTTTTTGTCTGTGGGCAACAAAACATACAACTAGACATTAAATCCAGAATTATATTGTACATTATTCGTTAAACACCATTGGACGCATTTTTGTATATTATTTTGTATAATAGTATCGATTTTATCAGTTTGAGATTTTATATCAATCAAATACAATGTATAGTGTATATTTTCAATTTGCTGTTGACCAAATATTGAGTTACAATCTTCTAATTTTGTTAAAAAATGTAAAGGTATTTCTATGTTAGAAAAAAACCGTTTAATATGCATATTTGTTGGTATAGATAACATGGAAATAAATGTTGTTTTAATATATTCAAAAAATAATGAGGTATTTTCATACATAAATCCCTTACATACTATATATTTTTCAGAATTGGCATAACGACTGGTTTTCGGCTTTACTATATATACTTTTTTATAAAATGCCGATAACAAATATAACAAATCTATGGTAGATTCATTAAAACAGTCAAATACTTTTAATATAAAAGACCCGTTTTTTGCCTGTAAGCATAATGCAAAAGCGATTTGTGCAAATAGCAATCTTGCCATATTTTTTTCTTGATTATTAAAATCAATTGAAAAATCAAACCCTCCATCTGCTGTAATAATATCCATAGAAGATTCATATTTTTGTTTGCAAAACAAAAAATTATGTAATGATAATATATTTCCCGTTTTATCTTGTCCAGTTTCTATAATTATATTTTTATGGGTGTTTAAAAAATGAGAACTTTTTTTCCATGCAGGTATATTTTCATCATTATGGTCATCTAATAATGTCATACCTATATATTTATCGTCTTGTCTTTTTCTTGTATATACCAATGCTTCAATGAATCCGCCTGGACCTTCTGCCAAATGAAATGTTCGTATAGAATGATTTATTTTATCTAAATGAAATATATTTAATAATTCTATCATTTTGAAATACGATCTAGATAGTGGTTTATATTTTGCAATGCTCCTTTTTGTATGAGGTACATAGGAATGTATATATTCATATGGATTTGTATATTTTTTATAATTATCCCAGTCTATATTGTGTTGCTTTATACGTTCCTTTATATCAGATAAATAAAACTCTAATGATTCTGATATTTTTGCGGTTGAATTAGATGAAATATCTGGTATACATTGCAAATACCTATATATATCAGGACATGATTTAGGTAATTGAAAATAGGTCATATTACAATATTATAATAATTTTATTCACTGCATATAAATATAGAAAATGTTTATATCACTTTATAAACGATAATAGTTTATAATTTATGTCAAAAATATATATTTTTATTGTATAATGAATAATAAAAATATTATTGGATTATTATTTATATTTATAGTATTACAATTGTTTTTACATTTATATTTAGTAAACACTTCATATTTAGGTAAATATAACGAAGGACTTGAAAATGCAACTAATATAAACCCTCCTCAATTGAATATCATAAATCAATCACAAGGAAATCCGTTAGATTCTCAATTTATACAACTTGCAGATGGGACTACTATGTCTAGGTTTAATTATGATAAACTTGTTTCTATAATAAAAGATAATACCATACCAGTATCTTCTAAACTTAATCAAATATCTCAATTACAAATACATAATCCATCTATCAATGCGATTATTACCAATGCGAATAAAAATGTATTATTAACCCAGTCACAATTTAATGATATACGTTCGGCTATAGATAATTTGGCTTCATCTATAGGCACAATTATACAACAGTCTCAAACTATTTTGAATAAATCTCAATCCCAAATAAATACAATAACAACACATACGAATAATATATACCAAAACTCCAATAATTCAAATATAACTACATTACAAAATATTCAAAAACTATTACCGCAATAAAATATTACCAGACGTTAATGTCTATTTGTATGATTTGTTGCCCATGGGCAACAAAATATACAATCTAGAATATACGCTGGTCATATGTAATATTGTTCCATATGACCAGACGTTAATCTATATACGATTCTTCACTCAATTCGCTTGTACAATCTAAATACAATTCTTCCGGTTCAATTGGCGGCAATTCAAAGGCGGCTTTAATTTTTTTAGAACCAGTTTTTTTAGCAACTATTTTCTTTGCTTTAGGTTTCACAAAAATATTTTCATTTTCATCATCTTCATCGATTTCAGCATCTTCGTCGGCATCATCTTCTTCAGATTCTTCATCATCTACAACAAACCCATCTTTTACATATCCGTTTTTAGTTCTAGCAACTGGTCCGTCCATATCATCTTCTGTATCACACTCACTTTCACTATCTTCGTCACCTAAATCTTCAAACCCGCCAAATAATGTTTCATATATTTTTTTCCAAGATTCTTCAGTTAAATCTACATATACGTCCTTTTTAATTTTTGCAATCAAAACACAGCTACCAAAAAATAGTGTATTATCTACCGGCGGGGGAAAATCATATTTGTTTTCATGATTTGCCTTTCCGATAGTTTTTCCATATAAAGAAATCTCATATTGTTTTTTTTCATATTCAATATTCCATGTTGTATAACATTTAAATCCATCTACCGTTTTTAGACCCGCTTTTTTATACAATTCGGACTCTACTATTTTCTTAACCGATACCGATTTAATTGTACCAGTTTTATCAATTACTATAATCGATGGCATTTTATAAAAATAATATATTGTAAAGGTTACTATATATTTATATCATTTTATAAATTATTTTGCCGATTAACCGTAAATACAAATTCTACATCAATGTATAATTATATGTTAGAGTTACTTAAAATTATTTTTTTTTCCATTCTGTTTATCGCTATTGTTCATTATTTTTGGGAATATGTAAAGTCCAATTTTAGTAGTTATAAAACAAAGGATATAGTAAAAATACAAACTGAAAAATACGAGAACATTATAACTTCTATGTTAGAAAATCAGCATTCTAAAAAAACAGAAGAGGTCGATATAGATGAAATTGAAAATGATTTAGCACTGTTTTTAGACAAAACTTTGCAAAATAATATTTGAAGATTTTCATATTACGGTATGCATTTATATCCTTACTCAATACGACTCCTATTTAGATCTACTAAATAATATTTATGAAAAAGAATATAAAAAATATTTTGCATAATAAATTACATAATACTATAAATATCTATGCTTGCTGCTATTCCGTCGAATAAAGTACCTTTGCATAGATTTCCCAAGTTTGAACTTTCCTATGAAACCATTTCACATAAGAAAGTTCCATGCGTATATCAAGTAGAATTGGCTATTCCAGTGGGTAAAAAATATTTTATATGGTTTACATTTGAAGAAAAACGTAATATATGTCTTCTTATGGAACTTGGAAAAGATAAACGTATTGGTAAAATATCGGAAATTATTGTACCATTTTCTAAAGAACTTGCTTTTGGAACTGTTTTATACGGTACAATTGTACAACCTAATATTCAAACACCCACCGATAACAATTCAAGTAGCATACAAGTATTTATAATAGAGGATATTTTTTATTACAAAGGTATCGAAGTAAGAAATCATACATGGAATGAAAAACTAGGTGCTATAGATAATTTTTATAATGAAAATGCGGATATAAATAAAATAAATCAGCATACACAAATCCAAATTTTACTACCATTAATGTGGGAAACGACTGATAATACAAATATATCTAGTGGTGAATTGGTAGGACAGCAATTTTCAAAAGAGATTGAAGATAATACCAGAAAATCCTATATAAGTAATTGTGGTTATGCAATGCATCATATTCAATATCGAAGTTTAACTCAAGTTGTACCATATATTAATATGTCTGCAAAACAAAAACCGAACCTAAATGTCATGGAAGACAAGCAAAAAATAGCATTACAGACATATTCCCTATTTGAAATAGAACATCCTATGAATTATTCTAAGCCGCAATACAAATATACTACTGTATTTTTAGTTACTGCGGATATACAATATGATGTATATCATTTATGGGCATATGGGCAATATAAAAAACGTATATATTGTGGAGTTATGGGTATTCCAAATTATGAAAAAAGTGTTTTTATGAATGGATTATTTAGAAATATACGAGAAAATGAGAACCTGGATTATATTGAAGAAAGTGACGATGAAGAAGATTTTGAAAATGTAGATTTAGCAAAATATGTAAATATGGAAAAAACGGTGAATATAGAATGTGTATTTAATCGAAAGTTTCGAAAATGGATGCCAGTTTGCGTTGCACCTTCCAATGCAATGATAGTTCATATTAATAAATTGGCAAATGCATAGCCATATTATGAAACAATCTCAATAGTATATATAATATACTCTATAATCAAAATGAGTTTAATTCAAATGGGTGATTATTCTAAAGATGGAAATGCTGTAGGTGTGATTCCTAAACCATATGTCAATTTTTTATCTGGGAATTCTTATAATTATGCATCCAAAACAGGTGGTAGTAAGAAAAATCACAGAAAATATAAAACAAAAAAGATTCGTAAAAATAAACGTGCAAGGAAAACTCGTTATATCAGATAATTCATATATTATTCATACAATAGTAATATCATGTTTATACTATTTATAATTATGATATTTATACGCATACATCTTTTAGATATTATAAATCATCTAAACTGGTCATTGAAATCAAACATTTTTTTGATAAAAGAGAACTTTTTAATTCTTCAGCTTCCTCTGAACAATCTATAGGAGTTTGTTTTTGAGTAGGTTCAAATACTCGTTTCCATGTTTTATCCGTATCCCAATCAATAGACATATTTGTATATGCCTTACTATCTATTTGTCGAATACGATAATTACATTTTTTATAGAAACGTTTTCGCTGCGTCCATTGATTTTGGAATATATCATGATGGTCGATAATATCTACTATTATAGGGTTCTCATGTTTTACACGTAAAATACGACCAACTGATTGTACTATATCGGTTTTTGGAGTAACCATTACTAAGGTAGAAAGTGTTTTTATATCCAGTGCTTCGGCTGCCATAGCATATGTCGCCAATACAATTTGCATTGATTCAGTTGCTTGTAATGCTACTTGCTTCATTCCTCCTACATAATATCCGACTGTTGCAATATTTCGATGTATAATGGAATCATACAAATAGGTTAATAGTGACCGATTGTGTGCTAAAATCATGATTTGGTTCTCTGGATTTTCAGTTAACAAGTCGCCAATCACGCGTACAATGAAATCACTGCGAGGACCATATTCACATAATTTCGTAATCATGGTGCTGTACTTGGGCATTCCTCTAAAATCGTATTCTACTTCGTTAAACTCTGTATCATTTGTTAGATAGGTTATACCACGAACACAAACTGGATCTTCATCTTTTCTAGCTTCTGTATATATTTTTTTACCTATAAACATATATAATACTTTGGTCAATTGGTCTTTGCGGTCAACCGTCGCCGAAATACCCAACATGTAAGGTGTAATAATCTTTGTCAAGGTTTTGGAGAACTGTTCACTTCCAATACGATGAACTTCATCTATAATAGTAAGTCCAAAACTACTGAATGTATTTCCAGGATAATCCTTGTCATAAAGTGTTTGAATCATTCCTATAACAATATCTTTGTTCTCTATATCCATTACTTGAGCCTGTATTTTACCTACCCTGGCCCCGGGTAAGAACTCGGTAATTCTTTCTATCCATTGGTTCATTAAGAACTCTTTGTGAACTAATATAATGGTCTTTTTTTGTAATAATGAAATTATTTTTAGCCCCATAACAGTGTTATGGGTAACAGTGAAGTCTCCTAATACAAATCTACGATTTCCATCTATTTCAAACCCATAATAATCGTCTTCTGGTAATTCATGTATCTCAATGTCATAGGATAGATCATAGGTTTCATATATAGAAATATCACTATTAGTATGCAATATAACTTTATATCCACATGATCTGGAAATACTAACAATTTTATTGTATAAATCTGGGTTTTCGATGGAAATATGAAGGTTTCCATATTTTTGAATAATATCTCTTATGTAATCTAGATTAGTCTTATTTTTACAATCATTTATATAAATAGGAACTCTGAACCCTTTCCATTTTTTTTCTTTATAGGTTGATAAATAATCTGCAACAGAAATATCAACTGTAGCATGTGATTTAGGCTCTCTCAAAGATAATATATGACTAGCATTTACAGTATATGAAACATCTACATTTGGAGAACTTAGGTCTTTTACTTTGTACATTGTTTCTCTACCCCTAGCTAATGTGATAACATTTCTTGGCGTAGAATCATCTCCCATCAATATATCTCCTACAACAATGTCTTGAACCATTTTTATTGTTCCATCATACATTAGTACTGGTGTATTTTTACCTAAACATTTACCTCTCCCACACGGAACCTCCAATATACCTCCCCCACCAGTTTGCATCGATCCCTCGCAAAGCGGAGTGTTTACATGATTTGTATAGACCCCTATGATTTTTTCTTGATAATCTCGTATGGTTTTGGAGAACTCGAGTGAAATATCATCACCTCTATCTATGTCAGTTTTCATAGGCAATCCATATCGTTCAACCCCATAAAATCTAGGCAAATATATTTTTTTATCATTTTCTCTATAAACCGGAAAGGCAGTTTCTTCTGGTGAGGCAACTCCATAGGTTGCACCTTTAACTTCTGGTTTTACAAATAAATCCTTGTATAAAAAGGCTAAATCATCTGGATGTAAATATTCTTTAGGAATGGTATACCCCTTTTTACCTAAATGACCATGTTCTCGAATAATTGATTTATATTCATCGGTTAAAACAAAATCATTTGGAGGAGAACCTGCATTATTTTCACTAGGTTTTGCTTTTTTTTTTGCGGCAGCAGCAAACGCAATTTTTCTACGGATAAACGCATTGTGAGATTTCATATATATATTTATGAGTATGAATATTATAATACAAATTGTTATAGATAATTGTCTTTATTACATTTAGCAAAGCTTGTATTCAATTTTTCACTTTTTTCGAAATAAAAATATATAAATCTATGGTATAGATGAAAATACCTGAATCTTTAATGGCTATGTCTTCGGTAGAAGTAATACTGTTAGTGTTATTTGTAATATATATTGTTTTTCCTTTTAAAACTGCTAACTATTTACTACCAGTAGTAAACTCTATGGTTGGAATTATACTATTGTTTTGTGCAACTGTTATTATGTTCTCTTATACGAATCCTATAGTAGGGGTAGTATTTTTATTTGTACTATATGAGTTAATTCGTAGAAGTAGCGAAACATACGGAAATGCCAATGCTATTATAATGGAATATACACCTTCTCAGCAAAATAAAGATAATTCATTGAAACAAATGAACCCTGCTAAAAATGTACCTACCGTGGAAGAAGAAGTAATTGCACAGAGAGCACCGATTAATGCAGTACCGGTAACTGAACTCGTACAAACTTCATTTAAACCAGTTGCTGAACCAATAAAAGGAGGATCATCCTACAACAGTATGTAAATAAAGTATAAACTATAAACTACAAACGTAATATAAATATAGTATAAAAAATAGTATATTTATATGAGATAACACATAATTCGTATTATATTATTTTATAAAATTATGGCACTATTGCAAATGCCCATAATAAAAATAATAATCCATAAATACAACCAAATGACATTATTAAATTGATAAGATTTTTAGTATACCCATGTTTTTTCTTTTCATTCGCCTTTACTTTTTTATCATTTGGTAATGTAAAGGAAACTGTCGATAATACAACAATGAGTATTCCATATAATATTAGAAAAATAAAAAAACGTGTTGGTGTATTACCATCCGTAATGAGCCATGAACGACTTCCATTCCACAGTTTTCTAATAATATGTTCATAAAAATCTTGAATTGCGGGTACAAAACTAAAATCACCAAACTCTGTATCTGGGTCTGAAATACTTCTTGAAAAACTAATAGACATTGCAGAAAGACCTAAAAATAATGTTAAAAAACTACCTGTCCACATTTCATTTGTATCATACTGCATTCCGTTGAATAGTAATGTGAATGCTAATACTATTAAAAATATGCATAATACAACGGTAGCAGTAGTTAAATTACTCGAATTGGTTATATGATTGGATATGAGTTTAGAAAATATTATAGGAGACATAATAAATGAACTTATTATAGCAATTGCACTAACAGTAATAGCAGAACCTATCATAGCTTGATTTAGATTCGCTTTTTGTGCATTGTCCATTAAATATACACCGGTTTCTTTTCCTACGGTTTTTTTACCAGTAGGGTCATCTATATCAACAAGCTGACAGTCTAATAAGTTTGCATTATCATTTGTAGTATTACGAGTCGCATTTTTAGCAACGTATCCTTCATCGATACCTTCCTCGTTGCCTTCACCAATAAATCCTTCTATTTGCGTGATATTTTCCGGAATAATATTATAGTTTCCATCTACTGGATATAACGAAAATAAACTATTTGGTATAGTGATATAATTTGAAAAATCCACTTCTAAAACCGGAATTGGGTTCGTAAAAATAATTACGGTATCAATACCACTTTTATAAATAATTTTTCTCTGTTTTTTTTCAATTCTAGGATTCAAATCTATATTCATTGTTGTATAGTGGATTGGTGGTTTATTTGATGTTGCAATTATTTTATCCATTTCACTCTCTGGTTCATTTGAAAAATAGGTATTCGACAGTAGAAAACACAAATATAATTTACTTGAATTATTTGTAGTAGGTCGCAATTCAATCACCATTTCCGCATCATAAGTTGTATCTAATATAATGTTATGACTTGCTTTAAAAATATATAGATTCGTACATTTGTAATGTTTCGTATTTATATTTTCAAAATAAGTTGCATTAGGACGCATAGTGGCACTTGGCATAAAATATGGTATTTGAATATATTTACCATTTAGTGGAGTATGTTTAAATAAATGTAAATATAAAATGGCTGTATATAAATCGAATCGAATATTTTGAGTGGTATCTATAAGTGTATCATCATTTATATTAAATTGTTGGTCCGATGACATTATATAATATTCTATATTATATAATTCGACTATTATTTGCTAAACTATTTTCAAGTCTAGGTACATCTATAATGTAAATATGTTTGAATGGTGAGATTATGGTAGAAATTATATGATGATTTTTCTAAAGATATGGAATATAGGAAAGATTATTATTGTCATATAAAGTTACAGTAAATGTGGTTTTATATCCTTCAACATATACATTTTCGCCATTTTGTATATCATCACATCCATATTCGCCGCTACAACTACGTCCATTTTTACGAATGGGTAATTTTGCGTTAATACTACCAATTCCGTTTGCTACAGTATAATATTGCCAGTTACTTCTACCGGTCATAGTGCGTCTACCCATGAGTGGCAAAATAAGGCCATCAGATTGAGATGAGGTTGGTGTAAGAATACCGACTTGTTCATAACTCATTCCTGTTCCCCTAGTTTCAATATTAATAGGAATACCTCCTCGAATATCTCCACCATACATTTTTGGAAAGAAATAGCCATCGTCTTTTACTGGTGGATAATAAGGGTCGTTTAATGGAGGATTCACCCGAGCCGAAATACTTGCTAAAGCTGGTTGCTGAACAATGACAATTTTGTCTTTTTTTTCGGTAGTATATGTTCCCTCTTTTTTATTTTGAGAATAAATAACATAAGATACTAAAAAAATCACAATTACTAATATCAAAAAGGTCATGTTTTCAATACATATAACCCCCGGTATGCATTTTTTTGGCATGATGGTATAAATAGTATATAATAATAGTATATAATAGTCTATAAAATAGTATATATTATCATACATTAATGTCTAGTTGTATGATTTGTTTCCCATGGGCAACAAAATCTACAATATAGAATATACGCTGGTCATATTGATTAATGATCCATATGACCAGCGTTAACGTACAGATTCGAAAGATTGTACATATTATTTTTATCCAGTTAATCTTTCGAATTTAAAATGAAAACTCCAGTCATAATCATAAATATTAGGAAAATCATCGCAACAACAACTGTAGCATTTTTTATTTATAGAATCACTGTAATGAATCAAATGAAATCCAGTCAAGTTTTTAAATATACAATCAATCTCTTCTATATAATCCCATATCATATTTTCTATCTTTTGTAAATTAAATAACCAGAAAATAAACCCTATTGGTAAATACAATGTTTTACCTATTACATCTAAAAAATACCATCCAAAACAATTATTTAAATTCGCAATAAAATTAACCGCACATTTAATATTACAACCAATTACTTTGAATACCCTTGTTAAAAAACCACCTATATTACTAAAAACACGTTGAAAGAAGTTATTAATTTCATTAAAAAAATCACCGATAGCTGTAAACCAATCAGCCATTTTATTAAATCCATCTTTTACCTTATCAAATCCATCTTTCATTTGGTTTCCTAATTTATTGAACCAATCTGCCGCATCATCGCCTGCTTTTTTAAATGCATCACCTGCACCCAATGGATCCCAATCAATACCTTCTTGCATATTTTCAAGTGTTCTTTTTCTTTTTATTTTTTTACCGTTTCGAGTAGCCACTATAGGTCCCCCTTGAAATCCTTCTTGAACAGTAGAACAAAATTGTTGGAATATTGTGGTTCCTATAATAACAATAAATAAAATAATGATAATAATAGTAGTAACTATCGTTTTGTTACTCATAAATGTATAATATATACATAATGCACATATTATATAGAATATTTATTACTAAAATGTACTGTATTTCATATGAGAATCGGATAATTATGCTGATGGTAATGTTTTACAGACATGTTCAATAGAATAGACGGTTTACTAGAAAAATTGCATAGGATACTGTTATTTCTTTTCACATGTAAAGTTTGAATTACACATATACCCTTTTTCACAATCTGAATCACCTGCACATGGATGGTCATCTATTTCTTCAAGTCCTTCTATTTCTTCATGTTCTTCAAGACCCTCTTTTTCATCATGTTCATCTTCTTGTTCTTTTTCATATTTACCGGCTAATCCTTCTTTATGTTTTTTATTTTTAATACCTTCCTTTTTATTTGGTTTAACGGTTTTGTTTTTACTATCTCCCTTATTATCTTCTTTGTTTGTCATACCTTCTACTGCAATTCTAATACCTGATTTTACAATATTTGAAACAACCAGTGCAATAACTAACACTACAATCATATTTTTACTAAAATTGGAAGTTAAATAGCCAATTAATAAAAATATAGCTACATGTAGCAAATCTCCACTAAACAACCAAGATAAAATATTTATAATACATACACCAAACACTGCATATAAAACATATTTATTATATAACAAACTGCGACCAGACCCATTGGCAGAAACATTTTTCACAGCTTTATTAAAAGCATTTTGTATAGAAGATTTTGTTTTTTTTAATTGCATTATATATTATAATAGGATAATATCATTATCTATAATATTGGATTTATTATAATAAAACTCCTAAATATTGGTGTTATATTATACTATTGTGTATGAATATCTAATGTATTATTTTATAGGTATATTTGCATCATCTATGTAATTAACTGGTATTTCGCCACTATAAATATCTAATACTTCTTTCACAACTTCTTCGCGTTGAATATCATTTTTATCAAACTCAAAACTGGAAATACTAGAAGATCTGCGACCTTTGAACTTATTTAAAAAATCGTCCATACCATTCACTTCACCTGCCCTGTCATTTTGTTCTAAATCACCTGTTATTACCAATCTACTATTTTCACCTAAACGCGTCAACAACATTTTCATTTGAGCAATTGTGGAGTTTTGCATTTCGTCTGCAACAATCCATGCATTTTTAAATGTTCTCCCTCGCATAAATCCAAGAGGTGCTATCTCTATTATTTTTTCTTCCATCAATTCTTGAACATCTTTAGGTGATAAAAACGTATATAAAACATCATATATAGGTCTAACCCAAGGTGCCATTTTTTCTTCTAATGTTCCAGGTAAAAACCCTAATTCTTCGTCAACAGTAACAGATGGACGCGTAAACACCAATTTTTCGTATGTACCTAATAAAAAGTTTTTTACACCAAACTCTGTTGCAAACAATGTTTTACCAGTTCCTGCAGGACCACTTGCCACTATTATTTTGCACAATTTGTTTTTCAAGGTGGAAACATATTGTTCTTGATGATGATTTTTGGGTTTTGTAAATCTATTTTCAAATAGTGTTTTTTCATTTGCAGATAAATAGTGGAAGTTTTCATATAATTTCTTTTGTTTTGACAAACTGGGTTTTAAATAATCATTTTCTGAAATATATTCATTCATGATTTCTTTCTCAGTTTGCTTTTTTGATTTTCGGCCTCTGCGTTTAATTGTAGAGTCACCTAAATCGTCTAAACTATTCATTTTATATTATTCTATTATTTTTATTTTTATATTATATTGTTTTGAATACAATGTATCTGAAATAATATGTATAATTATGTGTTTTGTTCATTGTATAATAAAACTAAATGTTTGTTTTCATAATACTCGATGTTGTGCATATTGGTATTTACTATATGTATAATATCTTGATTTTGTAATAATATTTGCCGATTTATTATTCGAATTATATTCGTTTTTAATCTGCAATTGTTTGTATAATAATTACAAACAATGCTGTGAAATACATAGGCTCGTAAAAACTCTCCCTGTTGATTTTCTTCCTTTTCAAAATACTTATCGAACCAATTCAAAATATTGGTTGCAAAATCGGTTCTATTATGGTTCATACATTTGTTTAATCCTGTGAATACCAAATATATAGAATGTATTGGTTCCATATAATTGGATATGATTCCTTCATAATCCCCATAAAAAAGATCAAACCAATCGGCATTTTCTCTTTGTACCATTGTCATAACTGCTTCGTCTACTTGCCACCAATCTTCTGAGTACAATTGTGAGGTTTTTGCTTTAAATGCCTCAATATATTTTCGTAAATAATATTCATTTCCTGAAAATAGTCCGCCTGCCATATGATGATATATGTTATGAAAAATATCGCGGTTTTCACCATGGTCAACAAATGGGTTGATACATAATTGTTTGATTTTATCCGGAACTGCTAATATCCATTCGTGGATTTTTTCTGTATTTTTGGCAACATGATTAATACCAAAGTCCATCCATATAAAATGAGAACTCTGGAAAGGATTATCGTCGATTGCTTTTTCTATACAGTGAAATTTGTTATTGTTTAATATAACATATAGTGGTGTTTCATGTTTTAAATCGCCATTATAAATAGGATATAACTTTTGTAATTCGGTTATACGATCTAGATCTTTATAAAAATAGGTATTTTGGAAAGGTTCTTTACATATATAGGTTTTATTTTGGAAAGATTCTCTTTCAGTGGTTATAAAGTGGCATAATTCTTCGTCATCGGGTTCTATAAATATCATAATTGGATAGGGTAGTTTTAATATAAACTGTTTTGCTATTTCTAGATAAGCTTCCCTTTGACGATTGTCTTGAGGGGCACTTTTTTCCCATTGTCGAATATTGTAAAAAGATGTTACTATAGTAGGAAATCTGTTCATTTGTATAACATGTATTCAAAAGTATTTTTATATTTATTCTTTCATTGTTAATATCTGGTGATATGGATATTTAATCCATATGACGTATGATGCTGTATCTAGGTAGTATAATGCCGGTGTGAATCAGTCCCTACGTCCAGACGTTAATAATCTTTTCCAGCGATTTGCATAAAGTTGGTTATTGGCATTCATATATTCCCATATAACAGTTTTTTTACTTTCAAAGTCGACGGTTCTCCATTTTTCTCCTAAATCTTCCCAGCTATCAAAAAAAACAAACATATCGGCCAATTCTGGTTGGTACCATTCTGCTAAAGAAATACTTTTCATAACGATTTCTTTCTCTTTTTTTACATATTCCCAATTTTGCTGATATTCTTCCCAAAAATACCAATGATTTTCAAATACTAATTGTTCTAAAAAGGTTTGAGAAGGTATACAATATACTATGCAATATCCTAGGTTCTCCCATAGAGATTGTATATTAGATTGGTATGGTAAGTGAATAATAGCCTTGTATTCTGCAATATGAGAAGTATCTCTGTATTTTGTATGTCCAGGTCCAAATATATCATATTCAACTCCTTGGTTTGAAAGTGTTTCTCCATAAAAATAAATGGGGGTACCTCTAGCATGCAAAAATGCCTTTTGATTTTTGGATACCATTGGTTCTCTAAGTGGTGGAGTAAGACGAATAATATCTTGATAATAAAATTGTATATCTTCTAATTTACAGTAATATTGATCATAACGATTATCTGCACAAAATGTAACACGTGGATGTTTAGACCAAGTTCTATATAAATCAATAAAATAGGGGTAATCTGGATGATTTTTGGAGAACAATCCCCAATCAAACCGGTTCGTCACATAAATGATAATATGTAGAGAATGTTTATCCATATTTTGTAAAAATGGTCTTGCATATAAAGTAATATCGGTAATGATTACAGTGTCAAAATCATTCGAAATAGATGCATAGTGATTCCATAGTATATTTGCATAATCAGAGTTTATATGTAATGGCAATGGATATTTTATAGTTGAAAGCTTAGCAGGTTCTCCTAATAATTTGAAAATATTGTTTATATTTGCAATTGTACCAATATGATTGGTTATATGTAATGTTCTGTTCATATGATATAATTGAATGAAATATATATTTTTGTTTATATAGTTTGAATATTTTCTGTATATTCCAATAAATAAAATAGTTTAGATATTAAAAAATAAGGAAAGTTTTTATCAATTAATTCATCTTGCGGAATTGTACCAAACCATATACTAGTAAAAAATGGTATATAACAAATTGCATCGTATATATCTTTTTCATATTCGGAAATAGAGTAGTCTATCACTTTGTATTCTACTATTTTTTTGTAATAATACTCTTTACATAAATGAAATATAGACATAATATTAGAAATATCAAAACTTTCTATAATAAAAAAAACTAAATCCTGAATGCCTTTTCCTATAGCACAATGTTGCCAATCTATAAAATATGGTTCACATCCATTTTCCAAATCATAAAAAATATTTGGTGATTTTATATCTCCATGAATGAATGTAAGGTGTTTTCCTGTAGAAAACCGTTTCTGTACATTTGGAAAATCTATGAATACTTTTTCACATATATTCATCTGTCTTTGAGAAAAAATATGGAACCATTTACTCTTAAATAATTGATATTTTTCTATAATAAAATCAGGGATGAAAGGATGAAAACATGGGTCCATACTATTTTTTAAGTTTGGAAATAATGCTTTTAGAGGTTTATTCCAAAAACGTGCATGCATTCTTGCCATTCTATCTACAATTTTCAATGTTACATCGATACTTTCGATATTCAAATTCAAATTAATATGATATTTTTTTGAAAATAAGTTTTCTAAAACGATACCACTTTTATGAAATTCATCATCTAATAACAAATTATAATATTTTGGTATATTAACATTTACAAAAGTAGAAATATTTGTGTAAAAATAATATTCTCGTTCATATAAATCTAATTGGATTGCCATTTTGGATAAAACATTTTGACTAGTATTTTCATACTTTACTATTTGCGAATATTTATTACCATTGGAGGTTTCTATTATAACATTTACTACATCTGCAATAAATCCGATTTTTAATTTCGAATTATCGATAATTACATTCATGATACTTTCAATAGGGGTATATTCTTTTATTTTTTTTATCAAATTATTTTCTATATTTTTATTTTGTATAGATGGTTTGTTTGTGGTAATATGAATAATGTCATTTGGAGTCAACCCCAAAAAGTTTGATACTGTCATATCTGCTCCAATTGAATACAATGTAGTTTTATTATAAATTGTTTCTATTCCAATGAGTAAATCTGGGTTTACACCTTTACCACTTAATATACCAGATTTGGAGTCTTCAAATATAAAATATTTGGATTTATTATTATTATATTTTTGTAATGCTTTTATATAAGGTTCTGGTTCTGGTTTTCCATTTTTACAATCTTCCCAAGTTATTAAAAAATCAATATAGTTTTCAATATGAATGTATTTCATTATTTTATCTGCAACTGTTCTATTGCAATTTGTAACTATACATGCCTTGTGCCCAAGTATTGTTATTTCTGAAAGAAAATTATGCAATCCTTCTATTACCTTTAGTTTATTTATGCTTTCTATAAATAATTTATCTTTCATAGCAGATAAGTCGGATAGGGATATAGATATATTTTTCAATAACGTCATCAATACATATCTATCATTGGTTCCTTCTATAAATTGTGAAAATATTTCCTTCGTCAAATAAATATTGTACGTATTCAATATTTTTGACCATACATCAAAATAAATATCGTCAGTAATTACCATTGTTCCATCTAAATCAAACAAAAATAATGCAGTATTTCTAATATAATTATCTAGCTCTTTAGGAGTTCCAAGAGAAAACACATGATTCGCGTTTAATTCATAACCTTTGAATAATATTCCAGTTTTTATCATTTCAGATATAACACAAGAAGTATATGGTTCGTTATTAAATGTAATATTCATATCAAGTATATATTTACAAAACCAGAATAATTCATTTATTTGCGTGAAAGCATATGCACCTGTGTTTGCATTATTTGATATTTTTATCTTTTCTTGTATATTAGTAATGAATGCATCTTTATTAATATCTATATACGAATATATTGGCATTGAATCTTGATTTTTTTTATAAAAAACTATATTGTATTGTGAATTACGAAATATACTTACAATATCGTCAGTGTAAAAAGTATCACAATCTAATAATATGCATTTTTTATGGTATTTATATTCTTGTATTATAGTATTCAACCCTATATATAAAGTTTCGACAGCACCTTTTGTATTTCCTATCGGAATTAAATGTATAAAGGGATATTTATTTTTTATGTAGTTATAAAAATCGAACTCATCTAGATAAATGTTGTAAATAATAAACACATTATCAGTTTTTTCTAGTATTAAATTATCTAATACATGTTCAATCATAGACTTATTAAAAACTGGTATCAATGGTTTTGGGTTATTATACCCACTATTTAAAAATCTTTCTCCTTTTCCACCTAATGGAATGATTATATTCATAAATAGTATATTAAAATAATTATATTTGAATATTTATATTCATTGAAAATATATATTATAATATATTTAATACATATATTATAATTATGAAAATAAAAATTAATCGGCGTTTTAAATGTCCAAAGGTGTAAAAGCGTTACAACTTATAAAAGATATTTAATTATTATTCAAAATATAATACCGAAATCGGTAATAATGCATTATTTTATGTATTTTTAGATTCTATTTTTGTAAGGTATTCTTGATAATACTCACGCATTTTTTTAATTTTATCTGGATCTGTATACGCTTTGTAGTAACTTGGACTAAAATCAAACACTTTTACACCTGGTTTTCCAAATAATTTGTTGACTTCTGAAATATCGAGAACGCCTTCTCGTTGCATCTCTTCACATTCAATGATACTTTGACCAGCTCCCATTTTTGTAAAAAAAAGTATAATTTAATAATATTCAATAAACGTAAAATGTATTTCAATTTTCTCTAGCTTTTTCAAAAGGTGGAGAAAAAAAAGTCATCATATTTTCTCTAATAAATGGAGGTTTAGGGGTTATAGTTCCATATCATGTATTTATATATAGAATGTATTATTTTTATAAGTAGGTGATTACTCTACACATACATAGACAAGAAAGATTGGTTTTGAGGTTCGTCATTTTTAATAAACTTGTCTACGATTTGACGTGTTACTGTGAAGGGAAATTGTACATCGATATCTATATCTTTCATAAATATTTTATCACCTGGTTTCATCAACCGGAACAGATTCAATTTCGTATGAATAATTTCCAAACATCTCTTCAAATTACGTACACCTGCTTCTCCCTTAGTCAAGGGTTGACTTCCTGCAATATATTGAATGACATCGTCAGGAATAATGACATCTCCTTCAACAAATCCTACTTGTTCGCGGATTTTTGGCAACATGTAATTTTTAGCAATAGTAACTTTTTCTTTGGATTCATATCCCTTGGTTTGAATGCGATACATACGGTCTTTCAAAATTGGATTGACGCGACTTTCATCATTATAGCTGAATATGAAGAGACATTTGCTCAAATCAAAACTTATTTCCGAGAAATACTTGTCATGAAACTCGCTATTTTGCGATGTATCAGTCAAATGTGTCAAAATACCCACAATTTCTTCACCCCTGGGGGTTTCACTGATTTTATCCAATTCGTCAAAGTATATGACCGGATTCATACATTTTGATTCGATCAATATCTGTACAATTCTCCCCCAAGTACTACCTTCATATGTATAGGAATGCCCCTCTAAAAAACTACTATCTCCGGTTCCACCCAATGCAATAAATGCAAACTCTCTACCCAATATTTTACTAATGCCTTCCTTGACTAAAGATGTCTTACCTGTTCCAGGAGGACCCTTGATTGCAATTGCCGTTCCCATAGCGGATGGATTCGAAATCCACTGTCCAACCATCTGCATAATTTGCATTTTGGCATCGTCTAATCCATATACGCAATTATCCAAAATGGTTTTTGCATTTCCCATAAAGTCGTGACAGATATCAATACCATCCTTTATAGATACAGAAAGAGATTTGTTCATGTTGAATGGAATCTTCATGAATGTATCTACCCAATTTTTGATTTTGTAATATTCATTATCACCTGGTTCCAACATTTTCAAAGCATTTAACTTCTGCATGGCAATTGCCTTGAACTTTGCTGGAATATCGGATTGCAATAATGCCAATCGATATGGTTTCTCAATATGAATATGGTCATTTACGCGTTTCATCTCTTTCATGATACGTATTTGTTCCTTATTCGACAAATGTTTCTTGAAATAATCCAATTCGTCGGTACGCTTGCGGTCCTTATGTATCAATTTATAATACGATTTTGTATTTTTGGAACGGGTAGTTTTTACCAATTCGCGAATAGCTTCATTGCATTCTGCTATAGCATTTTTTACAATTTTATTATTGGGTTTCTTGTGTAATTTTTCCATCAATTGTTTTTTCAATTCCTGTAATTCGGTATATTCTTCACCTGCGTCAAACTCCGCTTCTTCTTCGGGTTGAAGCTTTTTCTTAGATGATTTGGTAGGCTTTTCAGGTGATGATTTAGATTTAGATGATTTGGATTTTTTTGTTTTTTCAGGTTCAACATCTTCTTTAGGCATTTCTACTCTCTCATATTGCTCTTTCATAAACGTTTCTTCATCTTCACTATTACATTCTTCGTCTTCGCTTTCCAAACTTTCTCCATCCTCGTAATCTTCATCATAATCTTCATCATAATCTTCGGGTTGACCTCCAATAGAGAATATAATATTTACTTTATTCTTTTTAGATTTATCCTTAGAATCAATAGTTGAAGCATCGGATTCTGACTCAGAAGCAGACTCAGATACAGACGCTTCATCATAAGAGTCTTCTGATCCAATTGTTTCTTCATGATCTTCGGAGTCACTTTCTGATTCAGATTCAATTATTTTTTTAGAATGTTTTTTAGATTTTGATTTAGTAGGCGACTCCGACTTTCTCTGTTTGGTATTTTTATTATTATTATTATTATTATTATGTTTATTTGTTTTTGTGACAGATTTACTACTTTTCTTTGATTTACCTTCTGGTTTTGAAACACTTTCGTCATCGGATACTTTTTGCTTCAAATATTTAGATGGAAAGAACTTTAATAACGTTTTACGAAACTTCTTTGCATCAAAAGGTTCTTCTTCTGATTCTTTTTCCGAAGAACTACTTTCAGTGTCATTTTCTGGTTCCGATTTATGTTTCTTTGGTTTAGGTGTATAGGTAGAATCGGTTTCCGAAACAGTTTCATATTCAGATGAAACGTCCGATTCAAATAATTCTTCATAATCATCTGATTCAGAATCAGAATCCTTATTTTTTCTTAAACGTTTTTTTTTATCATTACGCAATGCAGATTTACGGTTAGATTTATTATCGGCTTTAGGAGGCATTATAGTATGAATGTAATAAATATAATAAAATAGTATAGAAAGAACGGTTTATATAACTTTGTAAAATATAGTTTCCATTTTTATTTTTGGTTTATTTCAATTTTTTGATATTTATTTTTGTAGTTTGCAAAAAATTGATTCTATTATTAATAACTAATAATAATATAAATATTGTATATACTATTATTATAGCAACATGACAACTTATCAACAAGAATCAAAAATGAGCATGCATGTTAATGCATCCAAAATCATTGGTGTTCAATTTAGTATGTTGTCTCCTGAAGAAATACGTAAAAACTCGGTTGCGGAAATTACTTCTAGAGATACCTATATAAATAATAAACCGGTTATCGGTGGTCTCTTTGATCCTCGAATGGGAGTTTTGGAAATGGGTCTTATTTGTCCAACCGACGGACTCACATATATTGACACACCTGGATATTTTGGACATATTGAAATGGCTCGCCCAGTTCTCTTTATTCAACATTTAAAAGAAATTATGAAAATATGTGGATGTATCTGTTTTAAATGCAGTAAATTGAGAATTAACAAAGGGCAACATCGCCATATTGAAAATATGTCTTCAAGTGATAGATGGGAATATGTTTCGAAATTGGCCGCAAAAGTAAAACGTTGTGGAGAACAAACGGATGATGGGTGTGGATGCAAACAACCTGACAAGATCAAATTGGAAGGTATGGCAAATATCAGTGCAGTATGGGAAAAAATGGATGCCGGAGAAGATGGTGATAAAAAAATTAGTATCCGCTTGACTCCTGAAATTATTCTCAAAATGTTCAAGCGTATTTCAGATGAAGATGTACACTTTATGGGATTCAATCCTACTTGGTCACGCCCGGAATGGATGATTTGTCAAGTATTGCCAGTTCCTCCTCCGGCAGTTAGACCATCGGTAAAACATGATGCACAACAGAGAAGTGAAGATGATTTGACATTTATTTATAGTAATATTATCAAAACAAATAATGATTTAATCACAAAGATAAATGATAATGCGAATCCGAGTGTCATTGAAGGTCTTACCAACATTTTGCAATACTTTGTTGCAATGATTGTGAACAACAAAGTAAAGGGGTCGGTGCCATTGCAGCAGCGTTCTGGTAGACCACTGCAATGTATCATGGGAAGATTGAACAGTAAAAATGGTCGTATTCGCGGTAATCTCATGGGCAAAAGAGTTGATTATAGTGCACGTTCTGTTATTACTGGTGATCCCAATCTATCTATTCGTCAATTGGGTGTTCCAAAAAAAATCGCAACTAATATTACAAAGCCAGTAGTAGTGAATGATATCAATCGAGCATTCTTGACGCAGTTGGTGAAAAACGGACCTGATGTATATCCGGGTGCGAAAAATGTCGAACGTAAAAATGGTGTCAGAGTATCTCTTAGATATGTGGACCGTGAAAATGTGACTTTGCATAATGGTGACATTGTCCATCGTCACATGATGGATGGTGACGCAGTTTTGTTTAATCGTCAACCGTCTTTGCATAGAATGTCCATGATGTGTCATATTGTAAAGGTCATGGAGAAAGGAGATACATTCCGCATGAATGTTGCTGACACGAAACCGTACAATGCTGACTTCGATAAACGCTCTGTCGAAAACATGGGGCGTTAAAAACGTGCTACCCCATAGTTGTAATACTTGAAAAGTAGTTAAAGTCAAATGCCTAATACAATTATAATAATTATATATAAATATCTAATATATTACTAGATATGGTTCTACAAATCGACCTCAAACATACTATTTTAATAGATAGTACACATAGATATGTCGAAATATACAAAATTACCAATACTGTAAATAATAAAATATATATAGGTCAAGCGGTCTCACATATTCTTAATCATAAAAAATATAGGCCTTATGGAATGGAAGGTCGGTTTAAAACTCATATAAGCGAGGCGTATTCAGATAAAAAATGTCAATGTTTCTACTTGAACAATGCTATACGAAAATATGGCAAGGATATGTTTACAGTAGAATTATTACATTCATGTGAAATAGAAGATGCCGATCGATTCGAAACGGAAGAAATTGATAAGCATTCTTCTCTTTTCCCATTTGGATACAATTTGAAAACGGGTGGTAAATCGTTTCGACCAACCGAGGAAAGTCGAAAAAGAGTATCCAATGGAGTTATCGAATATTTTAAAGACAAAAAATTATGTAGATTCAAGGATATTCATATTGATGATTCCATTGATATAGATAATTATGTGAGACCGTTAAACCGAAATAACATTCAATATGGATGGTATGTATATATAAATAGAAAGAAGGCAGATTTTGGAGGAAGTTGTATAACCTTAGAAGATAGTAAACAAATGGCATTTGACTTTATACGAAAATTACAAGAATTACAGCGAAACACCTTGATGCGGGGAGTCCCTTAGAGCCTCTACTACTAAGTCTATGATGGAAACACATAGATGGCCGAGATTGGAACTCGGGTATAGTAATAATGTAGAGGATTGGGTAATCCGCAGTGTAACTTCCTAATGTCGCTATGGTAGACTATGGAAGGCATTCAGAGACTGAACGGGTGTTGGTAAACGATGAAGGACTAGCCATCCAGAGTTTGCTTAAGATACAGTCCGACCCCTTTGGAAACATTGGGGATTCGTCGGGAGATGAAATGAATATGCACATGCCACAAAACGTATTGGCAGAAACAGAATTAAGACATTTAGCCGCTATTCCGTGGCAATTGGTAAGTCCATCCAGTAATTCACCAATTATTGGTATCTATCAGGATTCGCTGTTAGGATCCTATCGGTTTACGCGTCCAGGTATCAAGTTTTCACCAAGAGATGCAATGAACCTATTGATGATGTTTCCAAATGTAGACGTAGATGCATTAAAAGACAAACATGAAGTAACTAATTTTGATGTATTGTCACAAATCCTTCCTCCAATGACTATGTCGTATAAAACTAAGTTGTTTGAAGAGGGGGAGGATTTTGGTACTTCAAACAATGTGTTGGAAATTAGAAAAGGTAAGTATATTCGTGGACAAATGGATAAATCTGTACTAGGAAGTACATCAAAAGGGATGTTGCATCGTATATGCAATGATTTTGGAAATATGGCATCTTCTAATTTCATTGACAATTTGCAAAATGTTATTACCGAATATATGAAGTCAAGTGCATTCAGTGTAGGCGTAAGTGATTTGATTGCAGATAAAGTAACTGCCCAAAAAATTATTCAAGCCATCGACACACAAAAGTTAGAGGTGCAAAGTATCATCAACAAGGTGCATTTGGGAACATTTGAAAACAATACAGCGGCTTCAAACAACGTTGAGTTTGAAACCCAAGTCGGTAATTTGCTCAATGAAGCAACGAATCAATCCGGTAAAAAAGCCCGCGAATCATTGAGTAAAGATAACCGGTTCTTGATGATTGTCAATTCAGGTTCTAAAGGTTCACTCATTAACATATCCCAAATGATTTCGTGTTTGGGGCAGCAGATGGTTGACGGCAAACGTATCCCCTATGGGTTTGATAGTCGTACATTGCCTCACTACAGTAAGTTCGATGATTCGCCTAAAGCACGCGGATTCATTGAAAACTCTTATATTTCCGGGTTGACTGCTCCTGAATTATTCTTTCATGCTATGGGAGGTCGTATTGGTCTTATTGATACAGCAGTAAAAACTTCCCAAACTGGATATATCCAAAGAAGACTCATCAAAGGTCTGGAAGATATTAAAATAGAGTATGATATGACAGTTCGAAATAGCAAAGGGAAAATTATTCAATTTGCATATGGTGATGATAACGTGGATTCAGTTAAAGTAGAAGACCAGGCAATTCCATTAGTGGGGATGAGTTTGGAAGATATTTATATGCATTTTGATATTGCAGGGTTGAATGAACGTGAAACTGGTTTGCTTGAAATCTATAGTAAAGGTACTATTGCACGTATGAAAAAACAACGCGAAGAATCGAAAGCAATGTGTCAAACTTACATTAACAAAATGATAGCAGATCGCGAAGCATTGGTAGAAAAAATGTTCAAAAATAGGGATGATAATAATGTACGTATTCCAGTAGCATTTCAGTATATCATTGCAAATATCCAAGGTCAACTAGGATTAAATGCGGGATCAATTGTAGATATTACTCCATTAGAAACATTTAAATTGATTGAACAACATTTTGCCAAATTGAAACGGTCTCATTATGTTCCGCCTACGGCACTATTTGAAATTATGTATTTCTTCTATTTATCTCCACGCAATTTGTTAGTGGCAAAACGGTTCAATCACAAAGCATTGGTGGTATTGTTAGAAACAATTGAATTGAAATACAAACAATCTATTGTACATCCAGGAGAAATGGTAGGTGTTATCGCCGGTCAATCTATTGGTGAACCAACTACCCAGCTTACACTGAACTCAGTAACATATGAAACTGAAATATTTGTTCGTAATGAATCAAAACAAATTACAAAAATGCAAATTGGAGAGTTCATTGGCCAACATATTTCCAAACCAAAAATGATTGATTATAATAATGAAAAGGATACTACTTATGCTGAAATGTCGGAGTTTTATGAAGTGCCTTGTGCCACTGAAAATGGCGAAACTGTATGGAGAAGAATTGAAGCAGTAACTAAACATCCAGTAATCAATGAAGACGGTACAAACACTATGTTGAAGTTTGTTACAGAAGGTTGTCGCGAAATTATTGTTACAAAGGCAAAATCATTATTACAATTAATAGATGGTAAGATTCTTCCTGCGAATGGAGATAGTTTCTCAATTGGCGATTATTTGCCAGTTTCTAGAAAATCATTGGAGTATAATGAAATAACGCAATTTGATTTGAGAAATATTCTATCTCCTTCCGAATATGTATTTGGGTCTGAATTAGAAAAGGCGAAATCAGTAATACATGAACACCATTGGTGGAATAAACATTCTGATAAAATATTTGTATTACCGCATACAAGAAGCGACTCAGTTGTAACGTTAGTAAGTGATAAAGTTAGACCTGGTAGAAAAACAAAATCATCCATTCACATTAAACCCAATTGTGTTTATATGAAACTCACTAATAAATGTGAATATACTATACCAGAAACAATTGACCTTGATTATGATTTTGGTTATTTGATTGGTGCATATTGTGCAGAAGGTTGCATGACTAAGCATCAGATTTCGATTTCGAATAATGATGACGACTATTTAAAACCCATTCAATCTTGGTGTGAAAAACATAATATTACAACAAAAGTGTATACTCAGAAAAATAAAATACAAGAAGGCTGGACGAGTCAAGATATTCGCATCTACAACACGCTTTTATGTGATATTTTATCAAAATTATGCGGAAAACTCAGTCATAATAAGTTTGTCTCTGATACTATATTATTTTCAAATGAACAGTGTATTTTAGGATTCTTGGATGCATATATTGGCGGAGATGGTTGTATTCATCAACATAAAAAAGTTGATGGATCAAAACGATCGGATTGTATTAGCATTACATCAGTATCATTGAAATTACTTGTAAGTGTACAAATCATGTTGAAAAACATTGGTATTATTGGAAAAATTAGTTTGTCTAAAAAATTAGAAAAAAATAATCGCAGTTCATTGAATATAAAGCAGCCATATTTATTAAAAATTACAAATAAACAATCGCAGAAATTGGCAAGCAAATTACAATTACTGATAGCTGAAAAACAGAAAAAACTTGCACAATTATTAGACGAAACCTTTCAATACGAATACAGTAAAGCTGAAACACTTGTTCCAAATAAGATAAATGATGAAATTGTCATGGAAGAACGTAATGGACGTTTTGTAGATTTAGAGTTTGATAGAATTGTATCTATTACCGAAGTTGAAAATACAACGAATTATGCATATGACTTGACAGTTGAAGAAACTAGAAACTTTGATTGTGCAAATGGATTATGTCTTCGGGATACTTTTCACTTGGCGGGGGTGGCTTCCAAGTCAAATGTTACACGTGGTGTACCTCGTATTGAAGAAATCTTGCGTTTGACTAAAAATCCGAAAAATCCATCACTTACTGTTCATTTAAAACCTCTTGATGAAGCAGACAAAGATAAGGCAATTCTATTTGCTAATATGTTGGAACATACAAAATTGGTAGATGTTGTGAAAAATATAAAAATATGTTTTGACCCGAAAGAGCGAACGACATTGATTGAAGAAGACCGTTTATTGATGGAGCAATTCTATGAGTTTGAAACGATGATGAAGGAATGCAATGGAGAAGATTACGCAGATGAACAAAGTCCAAAGTCAAAATGGATTATTCGTATGGAATTAGATGCCGAAATCATGCTGGATAAAAATATCACGACAGATGACGTTCATTTCGCAATAAAAAATAGTTATTATGGTAAAGATATTCAATGTGTGTATTCGGACTATAACATGGACAAATTGGTATTCCGTATTCGCATGAATAGTTCCGTATTTGCAAAAGGTCGCAATCGTATCAAGGTAAAGGGTGTTACGGAATCATTGGACCAATCAGATGAAATCTATATGTTGAAAAACTTCCAAGAAACTTTGCTCAATAATATTGTGCTGCGTGGTATTACTGGTATTATGAATGTGATTCCTCGTAAGTTGCAGAATATGGTGGTAAAAGAAGAAGGCAAATACGTTCGAAAGGATACGTGGGTATTAGATACAACTGGGTCAAATATGTTGGAAACGTTGTCACTAGACTTTATTGATAGTACACGTACCTACAGCAATGATATTAAAGAGATTTTCGATGTTTTAGGAATAGAAGCTGCCAGACAGATTATTTATAATGAGATGAGTGATGTCATGGAGTTTAGTGGAGGTGTATATATTAATTATCATCACTTGAGTCTATTGTGTGATAGGATGACTTGTACAAAAGATATGGTGAGTATTTTCCGTTCGGGTATTTTGAATGATGACATTGGACCGATTGCCAAAGGTACATTTGAAGTTCATACGGAAGTTTTCTTGGATGCAGCGAGACATGGTGAGTTTGACCATATGAGAGGCGTTTCTGCAAATGTAATGTGTGGTCAGTTTGGATACTATGGCACCAATGCGTTCAATGTGGTATTGGATTTACAAGAAATGAGTAAATTGGCCGATGCTGCAGTAGATACAACCAATGCTTCAGATGAAATTGATAAACTGCGAAATAAAAAGATGGAAGAGGTTGCTGGATGCACAAAGGAAAGCCTTACTATTAAAACAAATATTGGAAATATAAATGGAGACAGAAATGTGGTTTGCGATGATGACTATAATATGGGGTTTTAGATGAATAAAATAAGTTATATATTGTTAATAATAAAATAAAAATAGAATTATTTTTTTTTTTAGTAGGAATATTATTATAAACGTCATTCCATAAAATTGAAATACTTAGAATATGCTAAGTATTTCATATCAAATGCTATATTTATATTATTAATTGAATATCTACACCATGCCGCCTATTCCTATTCTAGTAAAACATAACCTATTTACTCCATTTGAGGAGGATGTGAACGATGAAGATGCCACTGAACAAACTACTACCAACATTGTAAAAAAGGCTCTCAAAAAATTGCGGGAAATAGATGCATTGAAACAAAAACAATTTCATACTCCAGAAGAAGTAGAAAAAATAAACACAGAATCCTATTGGCAATCTTTCTTAGAACCATTGACACCCGAACAAAAACCAAAAGAAACCGAAGAACGCAAGTTCAAACAGTATATGCGTCATCTTGAAAAAGAAAGCAAAAAAGAGAAAAAACAAAAAAGAGAAGCAGCGGCTAAAAAAGCAAAAGAAGAAGCAGAAGCCCGAGAAAGAGAAGAATATGCAAAAGAATATGAAAAAACCCAATTACTAAAGAACCCAAATTATTTACTGGAAAAACAATTAGAAACTGAGTTTCATGATGAAATCGCAGATTGCGATAGCCCATGTCGTGCTTTTCGCAAACTTTCTCTAAAATACCACCCAGACAAACATCCTACTGAAAAATCCAAATATGAAAATATTCAAAAATTATTAGGAACCATACGAGATGATTATGTAAACAATGAGCCATAGCTGGGATATAGATAAACAACTTCCAAAAAAATTGAAAGAATACTTCTATTATATATGTAACCTAATCATACACCCATTATTCCTTTATTCTATTCTAAAAAATGACATTATACACTTGTGAATTATTACGAATTATAGATGAGGTAAAACATCAGAACAGTGAATTCTCCCAAACTATGCACTCGGTAACACATAGGTACGTGTTTGTGTTTGAACTATTGTCTCTCAAACAAAACCAAAAACTGAATAAAAACGAGCATCCTATTCGGGTTCACCTTATCAACGGCAAAATAATTGTCAATGGATACGCGGTGGCATTCGCTTCCGAATGGCATTATATGGGATTCACCCTCTATAGCATACTGTTGAACGGCATAATTTATATCACATATAAATCGAATTACTGGTTTCCTTCCTATCCGCAAAAACTTGTGGACGGATCACTACGCGTTTGTTTAGCCAAAACAAAAGACACGGACATCGTCTTCCTGACTCCTCTGAATGTATTACCATGTATGGATGTAAGCGGTACGTTTGTGTACCAATACAAAATGGTGTCAATACTTGTGGAGGTTCCGCGTAACGACGAGTCTTACATAAATGATTACGTATTTCCGGAACTAGATAGGCCAGTTACATTATATCAATCTGGTAACAAGTTTAATGTATTGGTAGACAACTTAACTATGGAGGCTTATCGTATTAAAGACGTTATGACATTTTACGATATGCCGATTTACATCGAGAAAACAACAATCTAATCATCATTTGATCTCTTACCTATACCAAAGTATGTCATAGCATCCTTTCTAATTCATATAGTTGTTCTATTGTATTTACTCCTATAATTTCATATTGTCGGTGTTGCGGAATAGTATACAAATCAACGGAAACATTCTCTCCACGTTTGACAAGTTCAATAATATCTGTTAAATAATATTCTTTTTGTTTATTATTGTTTTCCAATAAAGGTAAATATTTACATAATAAATTAGACCGAATTATATAAATACCACAATTCACTTTGTTCACACGTTTTTCTTCTTCGGATGCATCTTTTTCTTCTACTATTTTTTCAAATTCCTCGCGAGACTCTTTTTTATGTTCTCCAGATGTTTCTATAATACGTCCATATCCATAAGGGTTTTTCATGATAGTTGTTACAATCTTTACATGATTGAACCCACTAAACATATCATTGATTGTATCCGATTTTAGCAATGGCACATCTCCCGATAATATCAATATATTTTTATCAGGCATTTTCAATAGTTCGTCTCTACAACATTGAATAGCATGACCGGTTCCTAAAGGTTCGGGTTGTAAAATAAATTGTATATTCACTTTATCCATATTGATGTATTGTTGTATTATTTCTTCGATAATGATTTTGTATTTACCAACCACAATAAATATTTTACATGGGTTTAAAACGATGGCTTGTTCAATGACATGTACTAACATTGGTTTATTATTTATTTTATGCAGAACCTTCGGTAAATCAGAGTTCATACGTTTACCTAAACCACCCGCCATAATAATAATTACGTTTTCCATTTGATGTAAGTAAATAAAAAAATATGCATAATTGGACAATATCCAATTATGTATATCCATCTATATCCATCTATATCCATCTATATTAGGGCCTGGAGCCGGGTAATCTATATGTATTATCTTATAAGGGTTTTGCATATCCTATCACAGCACATGCAATGCGTTTGCCAGAATGACCAGTTGTTTTACTATCCGGAAATTGGCCTAAACCACAATCATCTTCATCTGCATGAATGATTAATCCACGACCAATAATATTTGCAGTATGTCCTCTCAATTTGATTAGATGATCCACCGTCGTATAATGTGCTATACCATATTCATTTGTTTGTAAATTGCCTAAATCTCCTACATGACGTTCTTTACTACCTTGTCCACCATGTTTTTTCCTATGAGGATTAAAATGTGCACACATACTTTCGCATTTATCCGTTAAATCTCCGCATTCATGCACATGAAATCCATGTAAACTATTTTTCTTCAATCCCACTATATGAATATCTAAAATAACCAAATTGGTTACTAAATCTTCCGTAAATCGAACAAACCCTTTTATTTTTTTATCATTAAAAACGGCTATAGCTTGTATAGGGGTTTTCATTACACCTTTGGACATTTAAAACGCCGATTTTCACGGAATTAAAAAAAATCCAAAAATATAAAATCAATTATGATGGTCTTACTTTTTCCTCTTCTTTTTTGTTTATTGAAGAGGTGAAAGACGAAATGTGGAAACATAATGGGCGTTCTTGTTTTTCTATCCAACAACTTGTTAATTTCATTATGTTTATTGAAGAGTTTGCATCTCTTGTTCTAAATACGATTTTTTTGTTTTCGCAACTCACGCAGTTAGAACAGATTAACAGACGAAACACTTTCTTTCCTTCTT